TGGACCATCTCTGGCTATCTATTGCAATGTTTACTATAAAAATAATGGTGTATTACCAATTTCACTGACACCTCTCTTTAATAGGGATTCAAAAACAGCGGGTGGTTTTACTATTCAAATTTCTGGTGGTTGGATGGATTATACTTATTTTTAACCCTTTCAGACCTAATGTCCCACGTCCTACTGACTTATTGGTCAATTTGGACCGAAAACCCTTTAGGTCCCATTTGTCAAGTGTTGTGATAATTTTTAATGATTACTTTAATCATTAAAAATTTATACGAATAAATACGAATACTATGGTATCTTAGTACCCAATAACTTAAACACCAATTTTAATCTTGATTCCCATACCATTAAGTTCTTGTAATAAATTTTTTGAAGAATATGGTATGTTGCATCTTTTAATATCGACCGAACCACAACAGTGACATTTTTTACTACTACTAGCCATACCCCCACAATCACCACACACATTTATTTCAAACGGGTCACTATACAAGAACATCCGTTCGTTCAAGAACTTGGTTGCACCATGAGCCAGCATACAATCTTTCTCCATCTCCCCAAACCTTAAACCTCCACCTTGAGAACGACCACAATTTGGTTGTCGGTGTAAGGTTGTCACTTGACCGTGAGACCGTGCATGCATTTTATCAGCCACCATATGCTTGAGTCGATGATAGTACACTGGGCCCATAAAAATTTCATTTTTAATTTTCTTACCTGTGAAACCACAATACATATACTCTGATCCAGAATGGTTGAAACCATGCCTTGTTAGACTTTGACATAAATCGTTTAAAATAGTGCTTGAATTCTCCCTAAAAGGAAGACCATTTCTGTATTCTGGTTTGGGATCAACACAGTACAATTTACCCATAACAGTTGCTATAATTTGGTTTATGGTCATTCTTGACGGTATACAGTTTGGATTTATGATTATATCAGGAACCATGCCATCAGCCGTAAACAACATATCTTCCTGTGGATAAATCATACCACAAGTTCCCTTTTGTGCCATCCCCGAGCAGAACTTGTCTCCGATCTCGGGTAGACGTAGTTGTCCGATAACCACTTTAACTATCCTACAACCATCTTTTACGGTATCAATTATACGGTCAACAAAACCTTCTTCTCCCGCTTGGATAACAATACTGCTGTCTACCATCCTTTCCTCTTCGTTTTTATTTTTTATGGTTACTTTACCTATTACAACATCCCCCTTTTTAACTCTTTGTCTTCTTCGAACGACACCGTTTGATGCTAGTAAACCATAATTACAATCTCTGGTTTTAATTGAATCCAATGGCACAACTATCCTTTCTTCAACGATACCGTTTTTCTTTTCCTCGGCTGTATAAGTATTGTATGTGATGGATCCAAACAACCCTCTTTCAATCGATGCTTTGTTTAGGATAATACTATCCTCTTGATTGTACCCCGTATAACATGCTATAGCAACTATTGCGTTAATACCGTTTGGATAGTCGTTAAAGCCGTTGGCTTCTGCAATGTCTGTGGTAACAAGTGGTTTTTGAGGATAGTTTAGGGTATGTGAAACTGTTTCGGTTTTCAAATTGTGACATGGTACAAACCCTATGGCTTGTTTTACCATTGAGGTATAAAAACAGTTTCTAGCCGACTGAGTACGGTTAGAGAACGGTATTATTCCAGCGACTATACCCAACATACCACATGGGTGCATTTCCATAAATTTGTAAGGAATAGTGGGGTTGTCTACCAAATCTTTTGGTTCGATAGCCGTAGGGTGTGTTTGAACCTCGTTTATATCAACGTATTTTAATAATTGATTGTTCATAAAAAAATTAAATGTAGGTTCAATTGGACGTTTAAATAGTCGAATATTGTCCAAATTAAAAACAGGTCTAATAAGCCTTCCAGGATCTGAAAAAATTTCAATAATTTGTAACTTGTGATTGACCACTATACTAATGTTTATACTGCTCAAAAAATTAATGGTGTGGATGGTGTCAACGTGACCAGTAAAGAATGGAGCACCATTAACAAAAATTGGATAACATCTCTCCTTGTTTTTAACCTTACAATCACATAAAGCGTTAAATGTGGTTATCAGATCCATAATTTCACATGTTGGTATACCTGTGGTGATATGAGCGAAGATGGCCATATTCAACACTATACCTACTCCTTTACCTTCGGGTGTTTCAACCGGGCACACCAAAAAAGCGCTAGAAGGGTGTATCTGTCGAATCTCTGATGTTTTAGCTTCTTTCCCATCCTTGCTCTCTGGTATGACGACACGTCTTAGACTAGAGTAGTTTGATATCATAGAGACTTTTGGGTTTACTACTTGTGACACCCCGGTTCTTATATAAGTGTTGCGTTGAACTCCCCAATATCCAGACGAAAAACTGTACAATATACCCGTTGTGATGCCCGAAGTTCTTAGAAAATTTGAAATGTCCGGCTTTCGATTACGGATTTGGAGTATACAATTTTTCTGAAATTTCTTGTACAACAGTCTAAATAGAAAGTAGTACAGTTCGCCCGCTGTTTCAACCCGTTTATGGTTGTAATCGTCCCTATTATCAACCTCTATTTTACCTGTAAGAGTTAAAAGAAACTTTTTAACCATAAAAAACAAGAGATCTGCCCTTTGTTTTTTGGTTGATGTTATCCCTAAATGAGGAAATAAATCCATATCTAAACTTTTTTTGATATCTTCAATGGTCAAAGTACCAGTTGTTTCTTCTTTGTCAGCGCTTACGCTCATATTTCTGAAAACTTTTACCAATGTTTCTTCTTCATCGCTTTCTGGTTCACTATCACTATTATTATTTTCTATTGAAAATTCTTCAACACAGTCATTTTTTATGGTATCAATATACTTGTAAAGTTCCTTGGGCACACCAAATAGATCGTGGAAATTTTTACCCATAGTTTGATGGTCGAAACCCAAAGATTTGAAAATTATACCAACTGGGATATCTACTAGTTTTTTCTTTAGTTTGAGAGACACGACAATTTTATTCTTAATCATTTTGACTTGTACAGATGTAGAATGGAATGTTTCTTCACACATACTTCTCATCTCACAGATTAAAACATCTTCTTTTTGAGATGTGGATTTGACAAAACATAATGGTTTATTGTAAGCTTTTCGCACTTGGCCAATTAAAACACGTTCTTTTCCGTTTATAATAAAATAACCGCCTTTATCTGCTTCCGAATGACCATTAATTTTTTCATTTTCTTCGGGTGTAAATCTCAAATGACATACATCGGATAAAACCATAATTGGAATCTTGGCGATCGGCACTCGGTATTGTTCGTTGATATGTGGTGGCTTTCCTTCATTGTTTTCGATTGTTTCAATAATGTCAACACATACGTTACCTGTATAACTTAGATCTTTGTTGCGAGCTTCCTGTGGGTACAAAGACCTAACGCTTCGATCATCATCTATAATGGTTGGTGACTCCACACAAATGTTACTAAATTTTAGAGAATAGTTGTCATATTTGGTCGATTCATAGTTGATGCTAGGCTCGTTGTTAATGATGGTTTTTAACCCTTTAGTCACGAACCAATTAAAAGTGTCGATTTGGTGCTTGACCAAACCATTAACTTTAAAATAGTCCCTGACAATGCTTAATCTATTTTGTTCTGATAGTATTTGTTCCATTATTTATTTTACAATTTTTTTATGGTTAAAATTCATTTTATGTTTTTCGAGTCTGTTGTTAAGAATGACGAGCTACTAGATAACAACAGAACTATGATCCACAACAACCAAAGTAATTTCAAAAAAGTGGATTTTTAAAAAATTTTCTAAATGTTATTAAATAAAGGATGATTGCAGCATTCGATATGGGAATTAAAAATTTCGCATTCGCGGTTAAAAAAGGCGATGATTTTATACTTTTAAAGACCATTAGTTTGACGGATAAAATCGTCAAGAGCGATTTGAACCATTTAAAAAAAGATGAATTAAGTGAGATGATGTCTAACCTTAATATTTCTAAACCAGACAAAATTGTAAAAAAGGCTATGGTTGACCTAATTTTAGTCAAAACTAAGAAAAGTAGCAAACCTGTGGATTTAGGCATTTCAATGTTTCAAATAATGGATGATTACCGCCACTATTGGAATGATTGTGATACTTTTTTGATAGAGAGACAAATGACCATTAATCTACAGGCTTTAAAACTTTCCCATTACCTTGAATCGTACCTTAAAATCCACTATCCAGAAAAGAAAATTTTAAACTATGATGCCTCCATGAAAACTAAGAAACTTGGAGCTGAAAAATTAAAGACTAAAAAAGACCGTAAGAAATGGACTATTGAATTTGCGTCTACCGTCTTAAGAGATGAAAATTTAGGGTACTATCAAGCTTTAAACAAGAAAGATGATATAGCGGATGTTGTATGTATGATTGAAGCCTATCAAAGTAAAAACAATTAATACTATTTTTAATGGTTTTTAAAAACCATTAAAAATTAAATTTTAGACGTTCCACCAAGCATACGCTGACCATTTGTAGATATTGGGTATTGTCTGAGTTGCCACATCTCTCCATTCCTCTTGTTCATCAACGACTGCATCAAGTCGGCGCGGTGCTGAAGTGCAGAATTGTGGAACTCTTCGACTGCTAGTTGGTTATTGTTTCCCGAAAACATACAATTTTTAGGATCTTTCAGTCTACCAGTCGACTCACCGAAAGAATAAATATCTATTTTGTTTCTAGTTATGTAATTTGGTGCCCGAGCAGCATTAATATCGTCATAGTAAAATTTAGGCTGACCTAAAAGCTTATCGACGTAACCTCGTTGGGAGTCTGAATAACCGACCATCCTAGGGTCGTAAATCATACTTGGCTCATCGCCGGTAATATAATCTTTTTTATAAGGTAAATTGTTACCATGTTTTTGATTTTCGATAAACAATAAATCTTCACCGTTAGTAATGGACGTGTACACCTGTTTTTCTGGTACCGTCGAAACTCCATAATTCTGTAAAATTTGTGGTCTAGACAAGCGCTCTTCCGATACGTCATACGGACTGAGATAATTGTGGTCAGCAACAGCTTTTGGACAATTCTTCGTTTCAAAACCTTCTTTTATGAGTGGTTTGGACCATTTTCGACCACAATTACACACGCCTCTACATGTACAATCGTCAAGGGTTACGTAACCGGACAAAAACAATTCGTCTGATTTATGGTTGTTTGTGGCCGAATGAATCGTATAATTGTCTGTACCCCATTCGCACATATCCGCTATTGGTGGTATTATCATTGGAGCAATCAATGTTCTAGGGTTGACTCCACCAATTAAACGTCTCGTAGCTGTTTCGGTGGTTCCATTCGAGCTCAAAGCTTCACACCCACACCATCTGTTCATCCCTAAAAAACCATCGTTCTCGGTACACGTTGCAATGGTTGGTTTGGGTGTTGTATCATATCCTTCCGGTTTGTAACCATAAACCGATGCAATATTGTTATCGTAGTCGATAGGTTGATATGTCTCCATCTGAGAAGATAGTTTGTATGGACTAAATTCATCATTATTTAAATTGTTTATAAAACCAGCATACGATGGTGTAAATTGCCTTCTTGTTTTTATTGTGTTTGGATGGTCGTGAAAACCTTCTTTTAAAACAAATTTTGATCGCCTCGTTTTGTCGTACAATAGTGTACCAAACATGACGCTCAATACTATAAAGATCACTTCAATCATTTATTATATCTATAAATCGACCATAGGACAAATCTTGTATTTGTTTTTATTTTCTAGTTAATAAATATGACAACCTTAGAACGAAACACATATAATATAAACAACAAACTATACTATTCGGCTGACGAACTAAAATCGTTCGATACTCTTTTTTTCAAAGGGTGTCTATGAAAATAGAAGATAACCCGTTTGTGGTTACTTCAAAGGTTTTAAAGGCCAAACTATTTCTTTCTGAAGAGTGGTCTAAATCGAACTTAAAGAAAGAGGTTACTCCACACCTTTACATTATAAAATTTTCGTTATCGATGAACTAATCAATGTCGAACAAATAAAGATAGTCGCCCATGAAGCTATGTCCAAGATCAATTCTTTAGGTACGTATGTAACCTTGATTTGAAGTGTTTAAGATATGAAAGGTTTTTGCAGAAAATTGATTTATATCAGTAAAAAAAAAATATATTTAAAAAGAATGGAGTTCGAAAGCTTTAATTCGATATTATCTGAATCTGTTGGTTATAGAGCTATACATAGTCCAGAATATTATGATTCTACTTGTATAGTGACTGAAAAGATTCATGGAGCTAATTTTTCAATTTATATTTTAAATAATGGTACTTCACAACCTAAAATTCAATATGCATCAAGAAAAAAAATTTTAAAGGTGAATGACCCTTTTTTTAATTATAAAAATTTTTTTAACACAGAGCTTGAATCAAACCTTAAAAAAATATACAAATCTTTAAAGATACAAACAAACATAAGATTTATTGGAGAAATATTCGGAGGTGGAATTCAAAAAGAAATTGATTATGGTGAATTAGACTTTAATTTTTTCCATATGCAAACTTCTAACGATAATATTGTTTGGGATAATATAATGGATTGGGGAATCATCGAAAATTATTCTAAACAATTTAATCTTAAATTGGTCCCTAATATTACTTTTGGAAAGTTTACCGAATTATATGGTACTTTAGATCCTAAATTTCAAAGTAAATTAAATTCGAACGTTTTATGTGAAGGATTAGTTTTTAGAGTTACGGTTGGTACCGACCTTGTATTTTTCAAAAAACGTAATCAAAATTTTCTTGAAGTTAAAATGTCTGATAATAAAAATAAAAATAAAAATAAAATGTCTGATGATATTCTAGCATGTGCAACTAAACAACGTATAATTAATACCCAAAGTAAACACGGTTTTGAAGGTATTAAAAATTTAAAGGTGTTGGTAGAGCTTACAATTGAAGATATTGAAAAAGAATGTGAAATTATGGCTGATAAAGAAACGAAACAACAATTATTCAGAATATTAGCTCCTTTAACCAAAGAAATTTTACAATAAATTATTGTTACTTTGATGGTTAAATAAACCATCTACCTTTGGAAAAAAAGAAATCGAAATCTTAAAGCTCAAAATGGAGTTGTTAACCTTTTCGACACAAAAAATAATTTTTTATGCTTATTTAAAGCATAAAAAATTTAAATTTTTTTATTTGGTTCCCGTTGATCCAAAACCACCTAAACCTCTTACAGAACGAACACACGTGTTTGTGGTCCGTTCTACACCATTAACGTCTTCTATCACGGTTGTAGGGTAGATTATACTTTCGACTATAAGTTGAGCAATTCTATCCTTTTCTTCGACCACAAAATCAACGTCGCTATGATTGTGCAAAATGACCATTAATTCGTTTTGATAATCTTCGTCGATAACGCCTGCACCTGCCTCAATACCGAACTTGAATGAAAGACCCGATCGTGATGCAATTCGACCATAAGTATTGAAGGGAAGAACAACTTTGACCCCTGTTTTTACGGCTTTGCGAGACCTTGCTGGTATAACACAGTTTTCAGAAGATTTAAGGTCATATCCAGCCGATCTTTCGGTACCCCTCTCAGGTGCTTTAGCCTTGTCATTAACCAAAATAAATCTTATTTTTGGTGGTTGGCTTCGCCCTGCTTTTATATTATTTTTAGTATAGGTATACAAAACCATTAAAATTAGCGCAACAACTACGTATATAATATTATCATCAACCATGGTTCTCGGTTCTCTTTATTTTAAAAATTTTTTACAGGAAAAAATCATTTTTAAATTTAGCGGTGACAAAGAGCACACACAAACTACACTTTTTAATGCTGTCTAAAAGCATTAAAAAACAATCTATCGAACCTTTTTAGATGTACCGCAATTGGGGTCATCCATAACCAATTTTGAATCCATCAAATTTTGCATTATTTTTGTACACAAATAGTTGATATCTTGGGCATTCCAAAAAGCAACTCTTTTGTAATCCTTTAAAGTACCATTATCTATATTTAAAATATTTTTTAATTTAGGGTTATTTCGCATCTTTTCTACATCGGACTGATCAAAATCAAAATCTTCGTCTGGCTTAATTTTAAGGCGGTTTGAAACCAAATCAACCAAGTCTTGTTTCTTCCAATTCTGGCACCTTTTACCTACATTTCGTTTTCTTTTGTCAACATTTTCGTCTTGGTCATCTTCAACCTTTCTTAGGCAAAAATCGTTGGTTGATCGATTTAAAAGTCCTATGTAACCTATTTTGTTATTAACAATTTTTATTTTACTTTTATCCTTCTTCTTCATATCCTCGATTTGTTTCGCCTCTTCAAAGGTACACTCCCTCCAACCATTTATATTTTCAAAATTATTTGTACACTTGTATTTTTCTGGGTGTAACCAAATGAAGCCCTTTTGACCATCTAAATTGTAATAGAGTTTAAAGTTATTAAGAACCATATCTCTAACAAAATTGTTTGGAGTGTCTTTGAAAGAGGTGCTTATACACAAACTTAACAATTTTTCTTGAAGATATATGGGTAGTTGAACCATTACCTTTTGCAGTTCTACAAGATTTTTGCTTTTA